TAAAAAAACAAAAAAAAAAAATAATTCTTAAATAAAAAAAAATTATATAGTGAAACGAAGTATTTTTACGATGGATTTTCACTACTGGCTATGGAGTTTTCAACTATACAACTCCTCTATCAGTCTCAGTTTCACAAAATTAGTGGGCAGGAAGATGCCATCCACAAGTATTTCTCCGGGTCTTCAGGTGTTTTTGGTGGAGTCTCATATAATTTCGCCATGGCTTTTATCCTCCGGGCTGGGTTTTTTAGCGGTTAGTGAGTCCCCGTGGGTTCCTCCCATTATAGGGCCAGACCGCTGTTGTAATTGATGGATAGCCTCCCACTGATTGTCGGAGTCTTGGTTGAGCCCGGCAATAAGGGCTAGCAGAAAGCTGAGTTGACTGAGGGTCCACTTAAATGCCACCATCAAAAGCATTAAGCAAACGAGGGCAAGTACAAAAAGCGCAACGGGTTCCATTTTGCTATTCCTCTTGATTGTCGAGAACAGGGGTGTCGCTGTCTGACTCAGATGGAGTGGACAAGCCTTCGAGCGAGTCGTACTGTTCTTTGCTTCCACCATAAAATAGTTTCTCCAGAACTGGTCGGTTTTCGTCGGCTTTCTGAGTCATCATCTTGTTGAAAGAGGCTACCTCCGTGAATCCTTCTGCGGGTTGGTTGTACTCGCTCACGAACACAGTCTTACCCATATCTTTCAAAACTTGCAGCAACGTCCTGAACATAATGAAAGAGAACTGCTTTCCATTATAACCCTTGGTTCCCGCATACGGTGGGTCAAAGTAAATCACATCATACTTTTCAAAGGGGATATCGAACATACTGCCGCATACAAAATCCAGTTTGGTTTTGGACTCTCTGGAACGCATGGTGTTCTCTACTTCGTGGAATCTATTTAGATTGGTTGCCTGCTCCAGATGCGTCAGGTTTTTAAGCTCGGCCTCGCTCAATTTGTCTTTGACCAAACAGCCCACAAAGTCTCGGATTGCCTGTCGCCGCTGTTCCATAGTCGGGAGCGAGATAGCATTGTGCATCAGAGTCTTGTACTTCGTTCTGGACTCACCCCACAAGTATTCCATTCCATTGAAACCGAAGCTGCAAGTGTATCGTATTAGGAAATCGTAGAGAGTCTCATTACGGTCTCTGGCTGCGTAGAACTCCTCCTTGCTCACCACAGGGAAGTTTTCGTAATCAATCTTTTCAAAATCCACCATCGTGGCTTGCAACAGTCCAATGATGGCTTTGTTTATGTCATATCCAGTAACCGTCTTGAATTTACCAGACAGCGTTGCGGCCTGAACGATGGCCCCGCCACCGCAGCAACAATCTACGAAATTAGTACCAGACGGCAGTGCGGCGATAATTCGCTCCGCAATCGTATTCTTTGAACCCTTGTAGGGCAGTCCATATACCATAGTCATTCTCCGATAAAAAAAAGTCCTCCCCGAATGTAGTAATTCGGAAAGGACTTGACTAGGTATGGGGAGTGATTTATCTTGGCTTGCCGCTTCCGTCAAGGAAAGACCTGTCAATCCAAGAACCAGTCATCGCACGATGGATGTAGTTCTCGGCTTTCTGCAAGTCCACCTCGACAGTTTCGGGGCCGCCTTTAAGACCGCTTCGGAGCAGATACTTCAACGCCTGAGCGATATTGTATCTCTGTTTCGGAGTGAGGCTACGCTTCGGATTTTCAATGACTTCTTCCAGAATGTCAATGACTTCCGTCTTGCCTCCCTTGTAGTGGTCTGGGTCGCACAGGTCTTGAACACTGGGCTTTGGTGTTGGATTGGATTTAGCGTTTTTCATAGTGTTATGTGCCATTAGTCAATGTCAGGATGTATGAGCCTAACAGCACCCATTTTATTCTCCATTTTCATAATTGTAAAATCCTTAGCAGACTCAAAGTTATCAAACTCATCAACAGTTTTAATATCTCTCAGTCTATCAATATCACTTTTATAGTATTCAACTTTCCAAATCTTTTCTTTTGGCATCAAACCTCCGTGATGATTGTGAGTTCACAACGACCGCCGAGTCTGGTGAGTTCGCCCATTAGCTGAGTGAGGGCAACCTTGCTTTCGGTCAGTTTCAGAGTCCTGAGATTGGCTCCATTCCCAATGAGAACGCAACCGCTCGAATCCTTGACGGTGTTGCCTTCGTGGATACGAAAACCCCTTGCAGCACTTATATGCTCGTTCCAGATGTGCGGACGAAATGAGAGGAACTTTGGTGAGTAATTCACTTCTACCCGATAGACCCCGTCTGGAAGAAGGTTCGTTGCATTCTCCAGCGTGAAATATGTACCGATATTTGAACCTGTGAGTGTGCCCATAGCGACAGCACTGGTCTTTTTTATTCGTCTAAGTATTAGCATTTTAACCTACCTTGATGATGGTTTCAGTTTCTTCAACTGGTATGTTGTACTTCACGCATTCTGGAAGAATGAACTCTTGGAACAATTCCTGACTTCGGAACCCGTTGAGTTCGCACTTCTCCAGAACTACGTGGTCTTTTGAACGGAGTCTGTTGCTGCGTTCGTCTAACTCTAGCAAACGAGATTTCATATACTCAACGGAAGCGATGAGTCCATAGCTTGTGGTGAGTGATGTGTTGTCCCGACTTGCTTCTAATTTCAATTTTTCAAACCAGTTCTGGATTGTTGAACTGGCGTAGTTGAGCTGTTCAGGTCTTGCATCTGGGTCGAGTCTAATCAAGTCAATTCTCGTGCCTTGCGGAGTCTCCATACAGAAGCCGTCAAAGTTCAATCTAGGATTAAACAACGAGCGGAGTATGGGGTTTTTCAAGGCCCCGAGTACTACCGACTGAGGTCTGATAGGGATATTATAAGTTCGCTCGTCCTTTGCGATATAATCAAGGAGCGAGTGAGCCATCTCTTGTTGAACGAGCAAAGCCTGACCATTGTAGACGTTTCCGAACAGTTTGTTCAGGTAGTCCTGATTCTTTGTGAACTTGTTCATAATCAAGTGCAGAAGGTTAGAACAATGGAAGTTCTGAATTCTACGCTTGATACCAGAGTCGTCAAAGTATATGTACCTATTGGAACTAATTACAAAGTTCTGATATGTTTCAGCAACGATTGGGTCTACACCCTTGCCTTCGTACTGGAAATTGTCTCGACCAGTCATAGATTTAATTAGTGTCTGCAACTGCTTACCGTTGTCAGAGTCCTCGTATTCGCTGATAGACACCAGACGCTTTCCGAGAAGACTGATTGTGAATCGGAGCTGCTGAGTGGAGAACGCAGTAAACGAGTCTCCAAACATACGATGCAGAAGACTGATGAACTTAGACTTACCGTTGCCACCAGCGTCGAAGTCGTTCAGGTATAGAACATAACCAGTGGCACTATTAGGAACACGAACCATAAAATGCACAAGATTGTATAAGGCAACCCAGTCTTCACCTGTTCCACCAGCCACGAGAAACATAAGGAACATAGCCCTGCGAAGCGAGATGTCATTTATCAACTCCTGATTAACAGTGGTCATCTGGGAACAGACATTTCTATACATCTGTCCGTTACGAGTGAAGAAACCGTGAGGTTCGTCCTTTGCGAAACTGGAAATGATTTTAATCCTTCGCAAGTTCGGGGCCATCTTCGTGAAGACTCCATCATACGGCCCATCATACGGCTGTTTGCGAAGCTCTTTGAGTCCGTTGAATTCCTCGCTTGTACCGTTTGTGGCAACTCGTGTAATCAGAAGTCTTGCGGCAATGATGTCATCGTCAGCTTTGAGACCTTCAAGTGGCATAGTTTCGACAGAGCAGTTCCGCATCTTGGGAATGAGTCTGAAATCCCCATCTCTGTTTCGGTAGATGTTCTGCATAATGAAGTCCACTTGTTCGTCGTTGAAGTAGAGCGGTGTCAGGGTCATAGCGTCCTTACCACGGAACGCTTCGAGAATTTCTTGGTCGCTCGGTTCCATATCCAAGTACACAGAGAGGATTTCTCGCTGCTGGGCGTTCTTACTTACGGCAATCATAGTCTCTATGATTTTAATATAGTTCTCACTCGGGGTCATCTTATCGAAGTCGATGACGTTCATTACGACTGTCTGCGACTTCTTCGGGAACTGACCCAGAATGTTCAACACTTTTTGAAATTTACTCACGGCAGTTTCTCCAGTTTGTAAAGATAACCAAACTCATGAAAGCACTTCATTAGAGTACCTCAGTCCAAGGGTATAACAATTTGGAGAGTTCGGAAAGAGACTTTGGTGTCTTGATACCCTTTGCACGACGAGTCTTCGTGTCGCCCAAGAATGTGGTAATCAAATCCTTTCGACCCCAGAGCCAGAAGTTTTCGTCCAAGTCTCTCTGATACTGGGTGTAGTCAATTTTGTCCTTGTACTTCTCCAAGTCCTTAATGTCAAATGCGAACACGCCATATCGACTTTTAATACTTCCGTTACGAGTATCCATTAGCGTGTTAGAGAACTGGATTGTTCCAGCTTCGGGGACATCACGAGTAGTCCACAGGAAGTAGTAGTTCTTGTGTTCAAAAGGTTTTCCGTCAAACGCCGCATACTTACTAGACGCAACCTTGTGCCACTTGTAGATGAAATCAGTCCATTCATAACGGTTCCAATCCAAGTCTAGTGTAGGCTTGACCAGATTCCTGAACAATTCATACACCACTGCCTTTTCGTGGTTCTTGTTGATAGCATCGGAGTAATCCATTCCACGTCCGTCCAGAAGGTTGCCGTCCTTATCGTAGATACCATAGTTGTTCACATCACGGAAGTATGCCTTTTCAATAAACTCCTCTTCTAAGAGCATATCGTACTTGTGGAGCATCTGATCGCCCTTGATACGCAAAGCCTTTGCGTTTTCTTCCCCACGGACGAACACTGAGTCGGTGTTAATTTCAATCACATCTTCCCAGTTTGGACAGGCAAGAGCAAATTCCAGAATGCTCAACTGGCAAATGTAGCACATAGCTTCACCAACGGCAGGGTCATAGGCAACAGAGGCTCCACTACGGATTCGGAAACCACCGCTGAGGGAATTCAACACCATAACCTTATAACCAAGGTCAAGGTCTGCGTGATATTCGGGAGTTCCCTTTTTGGCCTTGATTGCTAAACGCTTCTGCATCATTTCACGCCAGCGTTCAAGGGCCATCGGAGTCTTCAACAGATTCCAGTGACTGATTGCACGAGGGTACTGCGAGGCAACATCAAAGCAGAACAGGTCTGTATGTTCCCCTTTACGGATAAAGTGACACCCACCCTTTCCAAGTTGGACTCCACGATACACACAGCGTTCGGCAAGAGCGTTCTTTTCCTTTTCAGTGACGGCTACCGTCCGTGCGAGAAGTCTTATTATATCCTTCACTTCATCGGGGACATCGAAATCATCAAGGTTGAAAAGTTGGAGAGGGTCAGTCGTCTTCGGAGGGATTGGGACGTTGGACTGATAGATTATACCTGCTGCGACAGCCTGTGCCGTGCGGTCGAACTTGAATACGAGAGAGTTGGGCCATTCTTGTTCAAGGATTGCTTTTCGTGCAGGAAGTGTGTGATATTTGGTTTTCTGTTCGCCACTGCCGAATCGCCAATATATCTGAGCTGTGGCCCACACATCGTGGAAGCAGTATTGGATAACTTCGTCTTCTTGTTCTGGGGTGAGGTCTGCACTTGGTGGATACGGAAGTTCCTTGATTGGAAGGTTCAGATACATTTCCCACTGCTTCAACGACTGGCCGAGAAGACAGTTGTTGAGCAAG